TTGTATAAAATGCCAAAAGAATATTTTGAACAGTTTGATTATATCATTGGTGACGAAGCTCACCTATTCAAAGCACAATCTCTTACCACCATTCTTACTTCATGTGTGAATGCCAAGTATCGATTTGGTTTAACTGGTACTTTAGATGGTACCAAAACACATAAACTGGTACTTGAAGGTTTATTTGGGCCAGTTAAAAAGGTAATCACCACCAAAGAACTTATAGATAAAGGTGAAGTATCCAACTTTGATATTAAATGTTTATGCCTTAAACATGATGAAAAGATATGTCGAGAAATTAAAGAAAAATCGACATATCAAGATGAAATTGCTTACCTGATTTCTTGTGAGGCAAGAAACAAATTCGTTAAGAATCTGGCGGTTAGCTTAGGCAAAAATACGTTGGTATTGTATCAAATGGTTGACAAACATGGCAAGATACTGTATGATATGATTAAGAACACCAAGAACATTGGTGATAGAAAAATCTTCTTTGTGCATGGTGGTGTTGATGCCAACGACAGAGAAGAAATAAGAAGAATTATGGAGATTGAACAAAATGCAATTGTTGTTGCTAGTTTTGGCACTTTTTCTACTGGTATTAATATTAGGAATTTGCATAACATTATATTTGCAATGCCAACAAAATCGAGCATTCGAACTTTGCAATCTATTGGACGAGGTCTACGACAAAGTGAAGGCAAAGAAATAGCCACTTTGTATGACATTTCGGATGACATGAGAGTTGGTAAACACATGAACCATACTTTAAAACATTTTGTTGAACGTGTCAAGATATACACAGAAGAAAAGTTTCCCTTTAAAATTTATAAGATTAATTTAAAATGATACCTCCAAAAAGAATAGCAGTAATCGGAACAGGAACAGTTGGCATACTGTCATTAGCACATATGTTAACATATTTGCCTGATAATTTTACTGTTCATTCAATATATGATCCAAAGATTCCTATCTTTGGTATTGGTGAAAGTACCGCAGTTCGGCAGATAGAAACTTTTTGGGAAGGTGCGGACTTTAATTTATTAGAACACGCTGGTGAATTAGATGCAACCGTTAAAATAGGAACACGGTTTGTTAATTGGAGGGAACATGACATATGGTCACCAGTTCAGCCTCCATCATATGGTATGCATTTAAATAACTTTAAGATTAAAGATGTTTTTTATCCTAGATTTCAAAAGAAATTTAAAGATAGGTTTGTTATTCAAGAAACGGAAGTAAAAAGTTTAACAAATCGTAATGAATGTGTTGAAATTGAAACTTCTGATGGAATACATTCGTTTGACTATGTGGTAGATTGCCGTGGTTGGCCAGAATCATATGATGATTATACTGTATTGGATACTTTGCCATTAAATCATTGTTTGGTGCAAATGATTAAAGAACCAGGAGATTGGAACTATACTTATCATAAAGCAACTAAAAATGGTTGGATGTTTGGTATACCATTACAAACAAGGCAAGGATGGGGTTATCTTTATAATGATACTATCACCACTAAAGAAGAAGCTTTGGAAGATATGGCCAAAGTTATGGATAAAAAAATAGAAGATTTAACACCGAAAGAATTTACTTTTAAAAACTTCTATGCCAATAAATTTCTTGATGGAAGAATTATGGTTAATGGAAACCGAGCAGCTTTCTTAGAACCATTAGAAGGATTTACTGGAGGTTTCTATACTCAAATTAATCGTTTGATGGTGGATTTTATATTTGCAAATATGACTGAAAAGGAAGTAAATAAATACCTTATAGATTCTGCAAAAAGAATAGAAATTATAGTTTGTTTCTTTTATCATGGTGGTTCTATTTTTGATAGTAAGTTTTGGAATAAAGCCAAACAAAAAACTGGTGACCACTTAAAGAATAGTAAGTTGTGGAAAGAAATGGTGAATGAAATTAATAGTTATGACCGTATAGGAAAGTTGAGAGCAATGGTCACACCGTTTAGTGTTCAGTTATGGCAAAATAGAGATAAAGATTTTGGTTATAATTACTTCACACCAAAGGATTAAAAATGGAAAACATTAAAATAGTTCGTTTAAAGAATGGTGAAGATATTGTCGGTCAATTGGTTAATGTTGATGATTCATACGATGTAATTGAGCCTATGACCGTAGATGTAGAGTATCACGGTAAAGAAGCTGGACTAGTTATGCGACATTGGTTGCCAGTTCAGTTAGTTAAACACAACGAAATTAATATTAAACAAACCGATGTTCTTTGTGTTTTGGAACCTTCTGCTGACTTTGCAGAATATTATGTTAACACCGTGGAAAAAATCCACAATCTTCTCAAGGCAAGAAACCTTGTGGACGAACTCGATGATGACGAAGTAAATGATATTATGGATGCTTTAGATGAATTAGAATTAAATGGAAATACATTACATTAATGGTTTCTTTTATTACTTTCAACCAAGGACATACTCGACTTTACACTATTGTCAAGCATATGTCAACAACTAATTATGGTAAATATGAATACAACTACTCCCAAGCCACCTAAGAAGCCTAAACAGTATGTTAATAATGCGGACTTTTTGGCTGCATTGGTTGAATACAAAGATAAGTGCAAAGAAAACAAGAAGAAGAAAATAGAACCTCCTCCTATTCCTAATTACATTGGTGAGTGTTTTATGAAGATTGCAGAAGGTCTATCACACAAACCCAACTTCATAAACTATACCTATCGTGATGAAATGATATCGGATGGTATTGAGAACTGTTTAATGTATTTTAATAATTTTGACCCAACCAAATCAAAAAACCCTTTTGCTTATTTTACACAGATAATCTACTTTGCCTTTTTACGAAGAATTGGTAAAGAGAAGAAACAAACCTACGTTAAGTATAAAGCCACAGAAATGATTGGTATACTTGATGAGTTTGAAATGCTGGAATTCGAAGATGGTACTACCAAACAATTCGAAATCTATGATAACATTGGTGAATTCATTGAAAACTATGAAGAAGCCAAGGCAGCAAAGAAGGTGGTAAAGAAGCCTAAGGGTATTGAAAAGTTCTTAGGAGAGTGATATAATGTATCAAGTTGTATATTATTTTGGCGGAAGTACCGCTATGATAAGGAAAAAAGATTTTCCCACATTGAAAGAAGCAACCGATTGGTCTCAAACGCAGCCACTTCAATCCATTATTGAAATTAAACATTATGAAAATCGCACTAATAACCGACCAACACTTTGGCGCTAGAAATGATTCAATTCATTTCTTAGATTACTATGAAAAGTTTTACAAAGGTACCTTCTTTCCTGCTCTGGATTCTAACGGCATCAATACTGTTCTCATTCTCGGCGATACTTTTGACAGAAGAAAATATGTCAACTTCTATTCACTCAAAAGAACCAAAGAAATGTTTTTCGATGAGTTGGCAAAGCGCAAAACAAAAGTTTTCATGCTTGCAGGAAACCACGACACCTATTTCAAAAACACCAACGAAGTAAATTCAGTAGATTTATTACTGCGTGAGTATGAGAATGTTACTGTTCTTGATGCTCCTGAAATTATCCATATTCCACACGGAACTATTGGTACCGAAATCTGTATGATTCCTTGGATTTGTCCTGAGAATTATAACGAATGTTTGGCAGAAATAGAAAACACTTCTGCCGACATTTGTATGGGTCATTTTGAAATTTCTGGCTTTGCCATGCATCGTGGTATGCCATCACTTGAAGGATTGAATCGTGATATCTTTAGAAGATTTGACCGTGTGTTTAGTGGCCATTACCACCACCGTTCTACTAGTGACAACATTACATATCTTGGCAATCCATATGAACTTACTTGGCAAGATTATAACGACCCGAGAGGTTTTCATTTGTTTAATCTTGACGATTATACTCTTGAATTTATTCTTAATCCGAATGTAATGTTTCATAGAGTTATCTATGATGACCGTGAAGAATCTATTACCGAAATTACCAATAAAGATTTAAGCAAGTTTACCGGTACTTACGTTAAAGTTGTGGTAGTTAACAAAACTAATCCCTATCTGTTTGATAAGTTCATGAACAATCTATACAATGTTAATCCAATCGATATTACCATTGCCGAAGATATGGTGGACTTGACAGAAGGTGTAGAAAATGATATGATTAATGAAGCTGAAGATACTATCACAATTATTAATAAGTTTGTGGATGGTATTCAAGAAGAACATATTGATAATGATAAACTCAAAACAGTATTAAAAGAACTGTATGTTGAGGCACTTAACCTAGAACAGGCATGATTATATTTCAAAAAGTCCGTTGGAAGAATTTTCTTTCAACTGGCAACTCATTTACAGAAATCAATTTTCAAAAATCACCAAACACCCTTATTATTGGACATAATGGTGCAGGTAAATCCACTATATTGGATGCCTTATGTTTTGGTCTTTTTGGTAAACCGTTTCGTAAGATTAATAAACCACAACTACTCAATTCGATTAATCAACAGGCTGCCGTTGTAGAAATTGAATTTGCCATTGGTCAAAAGAATTATAAAGTGGTTCGTGGTATTAAGCCAAACGTATTTGAAGTATATCTTGGTGATAAGTTACTCGACCAGGATGCCAAGGCAAAAGATTATCAAGAGTTCTTAGAGAAGTTCATTCTCAAATTAAATTATAAATCGTTTACTCAAGTTGTTATTTTAGGTTCGGCATCCTTTGTTCCATTCATGCAATTAACTCCTGCTGACCGCAGAGCAATCATTGAGGACTTATTGGACATTGGTATCTTTTCCTCGATGAATGGATTAGTCAAAGAAAAGATGTTGGAGATTAAAGACCTCAATACCAAAACCAAATATGAAGTTGATTTAACTAACGAAAAAATTAATTTTCAAAAGCAAAGTATCGAAGAACACAAGAATCGTAATGATGAGGAAATTGATAAGAAGAAAAAAGAAAT